AGAAAATCAATGTATTTAAATCTAATATGATTATCCCTCAAATTTCATGGGCAGAAAAACTTTCAGGAGATTTTGATAAAGATATAGAGAAATCTTATATTCCTACTCCTTTAAAATGTCCTTATTGTGGAGAACTTGTTAGATTTAAAAAAGAGAATGATACAGAAGAAATGATTTGTACTAATCCTAACTGTAAAGGTAAGCTCCTTGGAAAGCTTTGTCATGCAGTATCTAAAAAAGCTTTAAATATTGATGGACTATCAGAAGCAACATTACAGAAATTTATTGATAGAGGATGGTTACAATGCGTTGGAGACATTTATCATTTGCCTTTATATAAAGATAAAATTTCTCGCATGGAAGGTTTTGGCACAAAATCTACCAAGAAGTTAATGGAGAATATTGAAAAGTCAAAAGATATTACATTAGATAAATTCATCTCATCTCTATCAATTCCACTCATTGGTACTACAGCCAGTAAAGATATTGCAAAATTCTGTGATTATGATATTGAAAAATTCAAATTAATTATGGGGAAATCTCCATATAAGTTCACTAAAATTGAAGGATTTGGAGATAAAATGGCTCGTTCTTTATTTGATTGGTGGTCTGATAATATTAAAGAATTTCTTGAATTAGAAAGGCATTTTCGATTTAAAAAGATAAAGAATAATATCAATGTAGATAAACTAAAAGGTCAGAATTTTGTAACCACTGGTAAATTACATCATTTTGCAAATAGAGATGCGTTAAAAGAAAAGATTGAATCTTTAGGTGGTAAAGTTGTTGGTTCTATTTCATCCAATACCAGTTTCTTAATTAATAATGATGTAAATTCCACAAGTAGTAAAAATACTAAAGCAAAGAAGTTAAATATTCCAATTATATCAGAAGATGATTTTATCAAAATGATTGGAGAATAATATGAATTGTATTGATAATGAATGTAAAAATGAATATTCATATTTTGGAGAAAGTTATTGTGCATTAACTAAAAAAGAAATTCCAGATGATATTGATATAACTGAATGCAACAATTTTGTACAAGCACACACTTGTATAAATTGTAAATTTTCTACTTTCATAGTTTACGAAACAGGCACAATAGATGAAGTTGATTATAAATGTCCATTTCAAAACAATGAAATAATATATCAAGACTTAAATCCATGTTCTTTTCATTTTTCTGATGTTCCAGAATGTCCGATAATAGATAAATTTGAACTCATGCAACAATGAATTAGGAGATTTTATGAACAAGTTAACAAAATTATTCATGGTGGGAGCTTTCTCATCTATACTCAGTGTCGTCCCTGTAAGGGCAGGGACGTTAAATTTTCAGACATATTTTAAAGTAAAAACAGTAAAAATTCAAAACAATCATGATGGTTATTTAAATGTATTCAATGGGAAAGATGAAAAACTTTTTGCAGCGAAACGTGATGTAAAAACAATGTATACTACTGTCACATTAAATATCAGAAAAGCACCATCTGTAGATAGTAAAGTTATTAAAACTGTACAAATCGGTACAAAATTAAAACGTATTGGTGATGGATCTTGTGGTTGGGATATTGTAAAGCTTAAAGATGGTGCAAAAGGTTTTGTATGGGATGAATATTTATCAGAGAATAATCCTTTTGAAAATTTAGGCAGATTCCGTATCACATATTATTGTAACTGTGATGAGTGTAGCGAAGGATATGGAAGATTAACCAGTACAGGGCATATTTGTTATAGTGATTACACAATCGCTGTTGACCCTGATGTAATTCCTTATGGTACTATAGTATATATCAATGGTAATGAATACTATGCAGATGATTGTGGTGGAGGAATTAATGGTAACGAGATAGATATTTACGTAGACCATCATGAACTCACAACAAAGAATGGAGTTGATTATTATGATGTATTTATCAAGAAGTAAGGAGAATAAATGTTAAAGAAAACGTATTTAATCAATCTGTCAAATATTAATGATTTGCAGAATTTTGTAAATGATTTAAACAATATGGTGGTTTCTGATGTAGATGCAATGGTTGGAAGATATACAATTGATGCTAAATCTGTATTAGGGATGATGTCAATTTGTAATAAAAATATTACAGTTGGTATCCATAGCTGTTCATCATATGATTTTCAATGTTTTAAAAATATTTGTGAAAAATATGAGGTGACTGAATGAAAAAGAAAATATATTTGTCTGGTGCAATGGGATGTTATTTAGGAACAAAAGAAGAAGGTTATGCTGAAACATGGAGAAAAGAAACAGAAAAAGAATTTCAGTTAACTAATTCTAATTTCAATATTTTCAATCCAACGAGATATTACAATTATAATGAACATTCTGATGGAAAAGAAGTCATGAGATACGAGTTAAATCAATTAAAAACATCAGATATCTTATTAGTAAATTTAAAAGATGTCGATTCATCTGTAGGAACAATCGAAGAGATTTTTTATGCATATATTTTGGGTTTACCAATTATTGGATTTTTACCAGAGTTAGATAATACAAATAATACTTTTGTTCATCCTTGGTTATATGAACAAATTGACAAAGTTTTTGAGGGTAAAGATTCTATGCAGGATGCAATTTATTATATTGAAGATTATTATGGAGAATAAACTATGGCAGTGAAACTTAGAGAGGAATCTGAAAAATCAACAAAATCTTATTTCACGAAAGAAGAAAAAGAGGTTCTTCTTGACTTGATTTGTAGCAAACAGATTCATTTAATTCTTAAAAATCATAAAAATTATGAAAATGAAAAATATCAGAATTTAGAGGAACTTAAAGTTAAAATAAAAGATATGTAAGAAAGGATACTTATGAAAACAAATTATGAAAGAATTATCGCTTTAGAGAATATAACTCTAGGCGATTGTATCTATATGTATGGAATTAGAAAGGAGATGGCAGTAATTGAAAACGGAGAAGTGGTAGATTTTGTAAAAGAAAATATTGATATGTAACGTATTATTTTATTACTGATAGGAGGATAACTATTGAAGGTAATTAAGAGAGATGCTAGTTTAGTTGAATTTGATAGGCAAAAAATTTACAATGCTATTATGAAGGCTATGGAGAATGGTTCAGGAATTGTAAAACCTAAAATTGCTGAAAGTGTTGCTAAAGAGATTGAAGAAAAATTTATAAATGAAAACACAGATGAGATTGATATTTCGGATATTGAAAGTTTAGTCTATGATAAATTAATTACTAAAAAACAAAGACTTACTGCAAAATCATATGAAGGATATAGAAGTATTCATGAATTTCAAAGAGAAAAAAATACTACAGATAAAGAAATGAATGAATTATTACAAGGCTTGAGTGAATATTGGAATACAGAAAATTCTAATAAAAATCCGAAGGTTTTAAATACTCAACGTGATTATATGGCAGGAATTGTTAATAAAGATATTTCTCGTAGATTTTTATTACCAGCAGAAATTGTTCAGGCGCATGATGAAGGAATTATTCATTTTCATGATAGTGACTACTTTGGAATGAACGCAATGTCCAACTGTTCATTAATTAATGCAGAAGATATGTTGCAAAATGGAACTGTAATTAATAAGATTATGATTGAAAAGCCTCATAGATTCATTACTGCTTCTACAATTCTTACACAAATTATTCTTGGAGTAACTTCTTTTCAGTATGGAGGAGCAACAATTACGCTAACTCATTTAGCACCATTTGTAAGAGATAGTTACAATAGATATTATGAAAAATATAAATCTAGAGGATATAGTGAAGAAGATTGTAAAAAATATGCTGAAGAAGACACTAGAAAAGAAGTAAAAGATGGAGTACAGACATTTAATTATCAGTGCAATTCTATGTCTAATTCAAATGGACAAAGTCCATTTTTGTCTGTTTTTATGTATCTTGGAGAAACACAAGAATATAAAAAAGAACTCGCAATGATTATTGAAGAATTTCTTAATCAAAGATTAATTGGTATGAAAAATGAAGTTGGCGTATATATTACACAGGCTTTTCCGAAACTTCTTTACGTTTTAGAAGAAGATAATATTCATGAAAATTCTCCTTACTGGTATTTAACAAAATTGGCAGCTAAATGTACTGTTAAAAGAATGAATCCTGATTATATTTCAGCAAAAATGATGAAAAAATATAAAGAAGGAAATGTATTTCCGTGTATGGGTAAGCGTAAACTACAGCCCAGGATAAACCGATTGAACCTTGTTGCTTAAAGGGTGTGACTTAATAATAAGTTGCTAACGGATAGGTCTTAGCGAGAAGAAATTTGATGACCTAAGATGAGTACCGTGCCAAGCCTAGAAATAGGAAGTGTGTATCGACTAACCGTGATGAGTGTAGCGGTGTAGGATTGGAGATAAGCACCAATTCCAAGCAGTCGGCTCGTTGATGAGAGTAACGGACTCTGAGAGAACATATAGTCAGTGTACATAGTGATATGTAGTAAAACGTGTAGAAGTTTTCTTTCGCCTTATAAAGACGAAAATGATAATTATAAATTCTATGGAAGACTAAATCAAGGTGTCGTCACATTAAATCTTGTAGATGTGGCATTATCATCTGAAGGTGATTATGATAAATTTTGGGATTTGATGGAACAAAGAACGGAATTATGTCATAAAGCCTTATTGTGTAGACACGAGCGTTTAGAAGGAACATTATCAGATGTAGCTCCTTTATTATGGCAATATGGGGCATTTGCAAGACTTAAAAAAGGTGAAAAAATTGATAAACTACTCCATAATGGATATGCAAGTATTTCACTTGGATATGCAGGTTTATATGAGTGTGTAAAATATATGACTGGTAAATCACATATCAATTCAAAAGAAGGACATGATTTTGCAATTAAAGTAATGAAATTCATGAATGATAAATGCGATCAGTGGAACAATGAACATTACATTGGATTTTCAATCTATGGAAGTCCTATTGAAAATACAACTTATAAATTTGCAAAATGTTTACAAAAAAGATTTGGAATAATCGAAGGTATCACAGATAGAAATTATATTACAAATTCTTATCATACCTTTGTAAAAGAACCTATAAATGCTTTTGAAAAACTTGCTAAAGAATCAGAATTTCAAGCATTATCTCTTGGTGGTGCAATATCTTATGTAGAAACAGCTGGATTAGTTAATAATGTAGAGGCAGTTATTGAAGTAATTAAATTCATCTATGAAAATATTATGTATGCAGAATTTAATACTAAATCTGATTATTGTCAGTGCTGTGGATATGACGGAGAAATTAAACTTATTGATGAAGATGGAAAATTAATTTGGGAATGTCCAAACTGTGGTAATAGGGATAAAGATAAAATGAATGTAGCAAGAAGAACTTGCGGATATATCGGAACAGAGTTCTGGAATGAAGGAAGAACACAAGAAATTGCTGAAAGATATGTACATCTTGACAATCATGGATATAAGGAGAAATAGTATGGCACAAATTTTTAAAATCAGTGGTTATTTAATAGATATAAATGATTCATATACTAAAGATGACGTTAGACTATCCATCACCGACAAAATAGATATGTTTAGTCAACAATTACATATTGAAAGCACAAATATTGAAGATTGGGATGATGATAACCCATTAAACTTTGAAAACTGTGATTTATCCTATTGTTCTCAATATTTTAAAAATCCAAATAATGGTAAATATTTTGATAGACCATTACCCGAAGCAGGACAAAAATATAGACATTTTAAGATTGGGAAAATTGTAACTATTGTTGGGATTTCAAGACACACTGAAACGGAAGAAGTAAGCGTTGTATATAACTATGAAGGACAAATATGGAATAGACCTCTTGAAATGTTTATGAGTGAAGTCGATAGAAGAAAATATCCAAACGTATCGCAGAAGTATAGATTTGAACTTGTGGAGGATTAAATATGAGATATGCTCAAATTAGAAGCATGGACATCTCTAATGGAGAGGGCGTAGGCATCGCCCTCTTTGTTCAAGGATGTCACTTTCACTGTAAAAACTGTTTTAATCAAGATACATGGGATTTTAACGGCGGAAAAGAATGGACGAGAAAAACAAAAAATGAATTCCTTGAATTAATTGAGAAACCATACATTAAAAGAATTTCTTTTCTTGGAGGGGAATGTTTAGCAGATGAGAACCTTGAAGAAGTATATGATTTAATTAAAAATGTAAAAAAAATACATCCAGAAAAGATACTTTGGATGTATACAGGTTATACATGGGAAACAATTTTTCATCCAGTTATA